CTAATCGTGATGCCTGCAGTGGCTTTCTTCATCACAACAACCAGCAAATCGCTGATACTTGCTGTGGGATACCAGCCATTTACCCACCATGCTGATACAGAAAACTCCAGCGTCATGTCGCCGCGACCAGCAGGCATATCAATAACACCACTGTAAACCAGCGTATTATCCATCGCGGTACGGTTATAAATTTCAGCACCGTTTTTCTTCACTATCAGGCGGCATGACGAATAAGTATCGCTGTTCTCCCGCTCATGTCTGGCACCGCTGAAAGCCACCGCCGGAATAACAATCTGCCGGTTAAACGGCTGATCGTCATAAACCCTGACGGTAATGGTTCCTGATGGCCAACGCTTCGGTGCACGGGAGTCACGAGGGAAAGCCTTACCCACTGTTTTAACGAGATCGCCTTCAATCTGGTTTGCAGACAGTTTCCCTCTGATGACACAGTTCTCGTTAATGGTGACATTATTGAGCGTGCCGGTATTCGCCGTGATGGCTCCACTGATATCCGCATTGCGGGCTGTCAGCCTGCCATCCGGCGTCAGGGAAAACGTCGGAGGATTGCCGGATGACGTGATGCTCACCGCAAACAGTCGCTTCAGGAACACGTCGTTCATGAACAGCTGATTCCCCTGCGCCACAAACAGCGGCGTGGTGTTGCCGTTCTCCGGGGTAATCATCGCGATACGGTCCGCCTGCAGCAGAATACTGCTCAGCGTCTGACCATCAACATCCTCAATCCCCGCGCCAATCCCGGCCACATAGGGAATACCGTTTTTTGTTTTCTGCACCTTCAGCATATACATGGCATTCAGCTCATTGCGCGTGTCTGACTGAACCCGCTGGATTTGCTGTATGGTCACGGCCTGGTCACCCAGTTTTTTATCCGTGGTCGAGGTAATTTCACTCCCTTTTTTATCCACGTACTGGCGGACCTGTGCTATCTGTCGGGCATTTTCTGACTGCCCCTGGCTGACAGTCTGTGAGATTTCACTGCTCACCCGGTCCACTTTCTGGCTCACCTGCGCGATGGCCAGTGTCTGGTCCTCATTCTTTTTCGCAACCAGCTGCGTGAGGCTGTTTTCCGCCTCCCCGATTTTCCGGGTCACTTCTGCGATATCCGTGTCCATCCGCTGACGGATGTCTTCTTCCAGTTGCGTGACCTCCGTACGCAGCGCTGAAGCATCAATGCGCTCTTTCAGTGCCTGGCCCAGAAGCGTCTCATCTATCAGCCCCCGGAAAATTTCCAGATACCCTTCACCATCATTGCTGGGCTGCCCGCTGGCTTCCACAAAAGCAGATTTTCCCACCAGGTTGACGCTTCGCACGTAAAACCAGAAATCCGTCCCCGGCTTAATCCGGCTCCCCTGGACAGTCCACTGACTGCCGGTCCCCAGATAACGGGCAGATTTTTCCACCTGTGCTGTGTTCGTGATGCGTTTTTCTGAGAACCAGAATTCAAACTGTACCGTCGGGTCATACACCGCAAGACGCGGGACCGCCGTTATCTGAAAATACCCCGGCGTCAGCTCAATGGTGGCGGGTTTTGCAGGTGCGTTAATCCGGAACGATACCGACGCCGGATCGCCCTGCTGTCCCCGGGCATTTACCGCCCGGACCGTCAGCGTGTAACGCCCCAGCGCCAGCTGCCTGAAGCGGTAAGTGGTTTCCGCCGTCCGGGCCGTGCTGACCAGCCGCTCACTGCCGTCATCCGCTGTTACGGTCAGACGGAGCAGGAAGCTCACGCCCTTCACCACCTTCGGCGTGTCCCAGCGCGCCAGCACCTGATATTCCCCGCTGTCTGCGGTGACTTCGGCGGTCAGGTGCTGCACCGCTGGCGGCGTGACACCATTCACCGTGCCGCTCTGGTCGCCGTCAAAGTGCGCTCCGTTATCCACGATGGCCTCTTTTTCCGGTACATGCTGCACGGCGGTGATGGCATACGCACCGTCATCGTTCTCCCGGATACTCACACAGCGGAACAGGCGCTGGCGCAGCGTCGGCAGCTTCAGCCCCCACACGCTGTATTCGGCAACGCCGTCAGGAATACGGCTCACTTTCACCTTCACGCCGTCGGTGACGGACTGGACCTCCACGCTGACCGGATTCCCACTTCCGTCAACCAGGCTTATCAGCGTGGTGCCGGAGGATGACAGCATGATTTCACGGTCGAGCGTCAGCGTCCGGGTCTGGCTGTTCACCGCCAGCACGCGACCACCGGTGCTGATACCGGCATAGTCATCATCACAGATTTCAATGACATCGCCCGGCACATGGCGAAGCCCTTCTGCGCCGACGCTGAAATCCACGGTCTGCGTTTCCAGCAGTTCTGTTTTAATCAGCCACAGCCCGGCGCGGTGTGCCTGCCCCCGACTGGTACAGCCAAAGGCATCCATCTTCGTGACGTTACGACCGTAACGGGCAATGGCCTGCGTGTCCTCCACAAGCTCTGTCGCCGTCTCCCAGCCGTTATCCGGGTCAATCCAGTTCACCTCAACGGCATTATGGCGGTCCTTCAGGGCGCTGAAGCTGTAGCGGAACGGCGCGCCATCATCCGGCATCACCACATTACTGCGGTTATAGGTCCACACCTTATCCGACGGTCGGTCCTGCACGAACGTCAGCGTCTGCCCGTTCCATACCGGCATACAGCGCATCGCCGAGCAGAAATCACTGAGAACATCCCACGCCTTACGCTGTGTGGTCAGGTAGGCATTACAGGAAATGCGCGGCTCCGTGCCACCAAAACCGTCCGGCACCGACTGGTCGCAATTCTGGCCGATGACATACAGCGCCCATTTGTCCACATCCGCCGCACCAAGACGTTTACCCATGCCGTAGCGCGGGTGGGTCAGCATATCCCACAGACACCAGGCCATGTTGTTGCTGTATGCTGGCTTAAACGTTCCGTCCCAGATACCGCTGTATTGCCGCGTCTGCGGGTTATAGTTCGACGGCACCTGCAGAATGCGCCCGCGAAGATGATAATTACGGCTCACCTGCTGGCTGCCGAACTGTTCCGAGTCCACCTGCACGCCGACCAGTGCCGTGTTCGGGTAGCACTGTTTCACATCGATGATTTCGGTGTATGACGACCAGAGCGTTTTGTTCTGCAGCTGGTCTGTGGTGCTGTCTGGTGTCATCCTGCGCATCCGGATATTAAACGGGCGCGGCGGCAGGTTATCCACCACCACCGAGGCCAGATACTGCGACGTGGTTTTGCCCTTAATGGTGATGTCTTTTTCCGTCACCCAGCCACCGTTACGCTGTATCTGAACCAGCAGACGGACTTCCGACGGATTCCTGTCACCCTTTGAGGTGGTTTCCACCAGTGCCTGTACACCGAAGGTAAAGCGCAGACGGTCGATGTTTGCCGACGTAATGGTGCGGGTGATCGGCGTGTCATATTTCACTTCCGTACCCAGCACCGTCTCGGAACCGGAGGATTCAAATCCCTCCGGCGGTGACTGCTCCTGCTCGCCTGCCCGGAACACCACCGTGACGCCGGAGATATTGGTATTCCCCTCACTGTCCAGCACCGGCGTACTGTTCAGCAGCACGCTTTTTAATCCATCCACCGGACCTTCAATCGGCCCTTCGCTGATGGCATCAATCACACTCAGCAGTTGCGTGGACTTCAGGTTGTCCTTCGCTTCGCGCGGGGTATGCCCCTTACTGCTTCCTTTGCCCATTCGTCATGCTCCATAAACGACAAAACCGCCCGGAGGCGGTTTCACATGAAATATTTTGCATCAGCGGCCAATCACCACAACCTGACCACCGTCCCCTTCATCTGCCGTGCTGATCTCCTGAGAAACCACACGAGACCCCACGCGCATTTCACCGTACAGAACAGGCAGAACATTGCCCTGGGCAACCATGTTATCCAGTGATGAGAAATAGGTGTTCTGCTTACCGTTATCCGTGCTGGTCGCTGTGGGCGTCCGGGCTTTCGGTGCCAGCATCTGGGCCACACCACCCAGGATCATACTGGCCCCTGCCGCATACATGCCCGATACAGCCGCGGCACCCAGCCAGCCCACAGGGTTCCACCATGCCACCGCAATCAGCGCCGCCCCCAGCACCACCTGAAACACACCGCCACTTTTAGCTCCCGCCAGACGCGGCACGATGTGGATCACGGCACCATTTGCCAGCGGCTCATTAAGACGGGCAGATAATTCGGTTTCACCTGCATCACGCCCGGCAATGCGCACCTGATACCAGCCGTCATTCAGTTTCTGACGAAACGCCGGGAGCTGTGTGGACAACGCCCGGATGGCTTCAGCCCCCGTTTTTACACGAAGGTCGATGCGGCGGCCAAATCGTTGTAAATCCCCGTAAAGGCAGATGCGTGCCATGCCCGGTGACGCCAGAGGGAGTGTGTGCGTCGCTGCCATTTGTCGGTATACCTCTCTCGTTTGCTCAGTTGTTCAGGAATATGGTGCAACAGCTCACCGTCGCCGCAGTAAATGGCGGCATGATTCGGCACCGATGAACCAAAACAGCACAGCAGCACATCGCCCGGCTGCGCCGCTGACAACGGCACCTGATACAGCCCTGTGGCCTCCAGATTATCCAGATAGAGATTCTGGCCGTTACACCACCAGTCATCCTCACGATGAAAGTCCGGCATCTCAATCCCCGCCAGATGATAAGCATCCCGGAACAGCGTGTAACAGTCCGTCGCCCCGTGCTCAAAGCGCCGCCCGGTAAGATGCGGCACACAGCGGAATTTATGAATCTCACCCCGGCAGACCAGCCACCAAGGCAAATCGCTCTGCACCTGCAGCCGCCTGTCAGCCTCACTCAGCCAGGGCAGGCCACCGGGGTGGCTGTGGACCAGCGCCACAATCTCACCCTGCATCTCTGCCCGCAGCCAGTCCTCCGGCGACATCCGGAAATACGCCTCCGGCTCACCGGAGATATTCACGCAGGGAAAATATCTTTCCCCTTCCGGCGTTCTCACCACGAAGCCGCACGACTCCGCTGGCGCACATCGCCGGGCGTGCGCCAGAATCGCTGATTCTGTCTGTGTCATGGGATTACTGCGAAAGTTTGTTAATGGAAAGGAAGCCGCCAAAGTTGCCGACGTTATTGCGAAACTTACAGCCGCTCAGGCATTTGCTGCATTTATCCTTCGTGATATCGGACGTCGGCTGGTCATATTCATCCGCAACCGCCGGACCGTGATAACCGCACTCATCACCGCGATAGGTCCAGGTGCAGGTGTTGGCCAGCATGGTACGTCCCGGAAAAACAGCACCATCCGTTTCCGTCGGCGTGGACAGTACAAAAGAGGCACTCACCGCGCTCAGTTCGCTGCACTGCTCGATGCGCCAGCGGCTGATCACCTCCTGCTCTGGATCGGCTTCGCTGTTTCCGTTGACGAAGTTCACCACATCCAGAAAACGGGCGTAAACCTTACGCCTGACCACCGTTCCGCCGACCAGACTCTGCAGGTCTTCCGCCATCCCGGTGACCATGCCGTGCAGATTAGAGACTTTCAGCGTTGGCCTTGCACTGGCTCCTTTGCCGTTCATCTCAAATCCACTTCCCTGAATGGGATAGGCCTGATACTGCCGCCCCTGCCAGGTGACTGGTTCACCTTTTTCGTTCTGCTCATTACAGAAGAAATAACGATCTCCGCCGACCTCTGTCAGATCAATTTCCCAGAGCACGACCAGCGCGGATTGCTCCGTTTTAGTGCACTCATTGAGTGTTTCCTGCTGTATATCCTGCATCAGTGAGTGACCTCTTCAAAGGTACAGTTAAAATCGGTATACATGGCATTATCCGAAATGCTCCACTCCCTGCAGACAACCCGGACAGTCCTGTTGTGTTTTGGCGGACGCCACAAAAAAGCACGAACCCCGGCATGACGGGATAAAAAACTGTCCAGCGCGGCACGGGAATATTCATCCGTGACACGAAATACCGGTTTAAACGTTTTCAGATCTGCATTCAGACCACCAGCCCGTCGCTGTTCATATCCGTCACCGAACTTTACCGTAATAACAGATGGCTTTCGTGTCGTCTCCATCCCCTCGCGGGGGATCCAGTTAAAAACTTCAGACTCAGGCACTGCATAATCCTCCGTCCCGACGTGATGACTGCATAATTGACACAACCCTGCTGTCGATCAGATCCACCAGTCCCCTGGCTGAGCGCGCATCTATCTCGCCATTGCTCCCTTGATTCTGAATGCTGATGTGATACACGGGAGAATAAACAAATCCACCGCCACCATTCACATTTCCAATGGCCCTGACCCCAAGAGAGCCGTCCGCTGCCCGTGTCAGTGGCATGATTGCTTCAGGCCCGGCCTCGCCCATCAGCCCGGCACCTTTCGCAAAAGCAAAATACGTCGGGGTATCCACAATGGTGTTACTGTAAGCACTCAGATTTGCCGATGTATAAACACCACCTTTTGCGTTTGCCACTGCACCGGAAAGCCAGTCGCCGACTGTACCAAGCCATCCTCCGGCACCGGACATGCTTTTGGAAAGTGACTTCAGCCCGTTAACGATGGCAGCGTTCATCAGAATTTTTGAAACTTCCTGGAGAATTGAACTCCCCCAGTTTCTCCAGTCCACAACATTTCCGGCCAGTGCATCGGAAATATTTGATACCAGCCCGTCCATAGTGGAAACGACAGCATCTGCCGCCTGCGAAGCATAATCGGTGGCACTGTCTGCCCAGTTCGTCAGTCCCTCCTGGAGTCCGGCATTCCAGTTACTGCGTAAAGCATCAGCCTTTGCATAATAATCCTGCTGATCGCTGAGACGCTCTTCCAGATATTTTTCATTCAGAGATTTTTCCTGTTTCCACAGGGCTTCTTCAATTTCTCCGGCCTGATACTGTCTCAGTAGCTCGTTATTTTTCTGCTCAAACTCCTGCCGGATGCTCCACATTTCCTGAAGTCGTTCACGCATCCGTGAGCCTTCACCATATCCCAGTAACTGAGCCTCATTTGATGCTCTGACACTGGCATTACTGTCCGCCAGACTGCTCTCATACGCAGCAAGCTGCTCACGAATCTTTTTCTGGTCGATGAGTGCTGCATTCTGCAAAAGCGTTTTTTTCTGCGCTTCTGACAGGGTTGATAATTCGCCCTGGCTGACCTGATATTTCATCTTAGCCAGTTCAGTATTCTGCCCTGCCAGTGCTATTTGCTCTTTTTGCTGTTTAATCAGTTGCTTATAAGTATCTTCTATTTTTTCCGCTTCGGTCTTTTTATGCGCTTTGGGTTTATTTGCCTGGTTATTTCGCCATGCATCCAGTGAGTTATTTATATAATTCAGTCTTGCTGTCTGATACGCCTCTCCCACAAAGCCGAGATCATCCGCAGCATAACCCAGGCGGGCACGCTCACGAGCTTCCCCCTTCAGGCGGGACAGAGCCAGTTCGCGCTCGCTGTTATTCAGTGCGGTCTGCTGTTTATCATCCAGGGTTGCCTGTGGTAGCCGTAACGGTACATTCACCAGCCCCTGTCGCTGCTGAAGTAATTCATTACCGAGCCCGAGAAGGCGATTAAACTCGGTATGCTGCCCATTCATGATCAACAGGGACTGATACGCTTTGTTTTGTTCCGCTGCCTGTTGACGGATCAACGCCACCCGTCGCTCCTCCAGCCCGGCAAGCACATCCTGAATGGATTGCGCTTTGCCCTGCATTTGAGTGAGGCGAGACTGTTCAACTGCCAGTTGATTTGTTGCTTCTGCAAGCCCTTCTGTGACAGTTTTTACCGACGTCATGTGGTTAATCATAAAACCGTTATCGGTTGTCCAGCCCGGGTTTGCCAGCACATACTGATAGCCAGCAATTTTTTCCTGTAAGGATTTAATCTTACTTTTCTGCTCGTCAATTAACCTGTTTTGCTCCTTCAGTGCCTGTCGCGTCTTTTCCTCATTATCTGACGCTTCAGGAAGCGACATTGCCGACGTTTTCTGGCGAATTTCGTCGATTGTTGCGGCATACTGTCGTGCAGATTCTCTGGCCTGCTCCTGATTCTGATACATCGTGTACCAGGCCGCAGCCCCCAGCATGACGAGTCCCGGCACACCACCAACCAGCCCCAGCGCGCCACTTAATAAACGACTCCCCACTGACGTAACATTATTCAGCGTTGTCTGTGCCGCTGTTCTGGCCGCAATATTACGGGTAAGTGACACCTGGGCAGCTGTCAGCTTCGCTTCTGCTGCGGCCTGCCTTTCGGTACCGCGAGCAGCAACAACCGCCTGTTGCGCACGATAAACCGCCGCACGCGCCCTGGCGGTTGCTATCTGTGTCCCCCGAAGTTGCACTTCAGCAAGAGCCACTTCGTTTCTGGCTGCAGTAATTAATCCGGCAGTTGCAGATCCAGCAGACGACGCCATATTGCCAAAATATCGGGCTACCCCGACGGCAACCAGAGCACCAGCAGCGGTTGCCACGGTGTCAATATTGCCTGCAATACCATTCAGCACACCGGAGAGCGTCTTCGTCACTCCGCTTGCCTCGTTCGCACCACCAACCCAGGCCATAAAGGCGTTTTCAACTTTGGTTGCAGAGGATGAAACCGTATCAGGCATTGCTGCATATTCATCACGCAACGCCCCAAGCTGACTAATCAGTGCAGGAACAACCTTATCGGCGGTCAGTTTTCCGTTATCCGCCATGGCCTTCAGATCCTTACGGGCAACCCCCATTCCCGCAGCCAGCGCACGAATAACACGATCGCCGTTCTCATTCACCGAGTTAAACTCTTCACCGCGCAGCACTCCCTGCGCCAGTGCCTGACTGAACTGCGTGATCACCGAACTGGCTTCTGCTGTACTGGCACCGGATAATTTCAGGCCCGTGGAGATCGCCTCGGTGACTTTCAGTACCTCCTCAGAACTGTAACCATACTCCCGCATGGAAGCTGCAGAACGGGCAAAAAGGCTGGCGTTATCAGAAAACGCCGTCCCCGTTCTCTGGCTGATCGCCATTAATTCACGCTGTGATGACTGAAAATCATCACTGGACTGTGAGGCCTGCTTCAGACGGGCATTTACTGAATTCCACTCATCGGCGAGAGAAATAAGATGACCGGTAGCAAAAGCCCCGGCAAATGCCCCCGCCATGTTCAGTGCCGAAGATTTAGCTGTATTTATCTGATCCGTCACTTCTGCCAGTGCACGCCGCATTTCACGGGATGCAGCAGCGGACTGTCGGCCTCCGTTCTGCATGGTACGGTAGTAATCCTGCCCCATACGCGAAGCCCGGGAGATCTCTGACTGGAATGACCGGGAATTTGCCGAGATTTTAATAATCAGTTCACGTAATGTCGCCACACTCATTCTCCGGACGAAAAAAAACCGCCGAAGCGGTTATGTTGACTCACTGAGACACTATTAAAAGCGCGTTTTCCAGTCCAGCAAATGGATCTGATACGCCTTCTGTCTGCTCCTTCTCCCACTGAAGAAGCGCATCATTCAGTGGCACTTTGACCCCCTGCGCACCGTAAACAGCTGAAACAATCTGGGCAGCCCGGATATCAGCCCGTTCGTCCCCCAGCGGGCTGAACCTGTCAAATTCTGCCCACATCATGATTTCTGATGCGGACATTTCCCGGCGTAACTCTGACAATGTGCGCCCCATCCTGAGCGCCAGCATCATCAGAAAACGCATCCCCGGAAGCGCTACTTTTTTTTAACCTCGCCGGCATCACTGATTAGTTCCAGAGACTGCCGAAGAAGCCGCGCATGCACCGGGCCATACACGGCAATCACCTGTTCACGATCATCCTCTGAAAATACAGGTTGCAGTCCGGTATCACACAGAACATCGATGAACAGTTCAACATCCGCTTCCAGATTTCGGCGGGCGCGCTCCGCAACGGATAACGGTGTCTCATCATCTTTTGCTTTAACGATCTCCTGCCAGCGCAACCAGGCTTCTGCAGAAGGTTCCCGTAATACAACCGTTGCCCCTTCCCATTCAGGCACATCAACAGTTTTATGGCGAAACCCCGACATCGTTGCCAGTGCCAGATTACGGATATTTTTAGTCATCACATCTATCCTCATTAACTGACGGTAACAGTGCAGGAAGTAGAGGTCACTTTGTTAACCGGGCTTGCTGAATCAGAAATCTCGCAGGTATATGCACCCGCATCACCGGATACTGCCGATGCCTTACTGAACGTTGCCGCCGTCTGTCCGGAAACAGGAGAACCACCTTTCTTCCAGACATAAGAATAAGGCGGCACACCACCCGCAGCCTCAACCGCCATTTCAAGTTTCGATCCGGAAGCAACCCGCAGCGTGCTTTTTAAATCGACCTTCACTTTCAGCGGCTCTGTCGTCAGCACAGGTTTACCTTTCAGGCGCAGAGAAAACGTTGCAGCCACAACACCATTGGTTCCTGCAGACCAGGTATGCTGACGCACCTCTGCCATAAAGGTAAATCCGTTGCCTGACGGAAAAATAACTTTAAAGCCATACGTGGTGTCATTGTCATAGGCACTGCGCAACGCGTTCTGGGCAGCATTGAGGTAAAAGTTGCCTGACATGGAAATCTCTGAAGCAGCACCAAGGCCGTTAATATTTTCCTGCTCAACAGAACACAGCGTGGTGACATCAATATCCTGCTTTTGTCCTGCAGTAAACTGCACCTCTTTGATTGTACAGCTCAGGCCAAGATAGCTGGCAGAATCCAGGGTTTCTGCTGTTACCGGTGCAGACGAAATCATAATTTTCGTCAGTTGCGAACGCTCAAAATTAGAGGACATACTCGTCTCCTGAAAATAAAAAACCCGCCAGCGGCGGGTGGGTAAAATCATTAACGACCTCAGGCTATTACCTGAAATTCAAGCGTGGCTCTGCTCAGACGGGAGTCAGGATCATACCCCTGCGTTTTAGAAATAACGGAGGGTGCCAGTTTCCTTACTGCATCAAGCGCCTGCTCACGAATATCATCTGCGTCATCAGGTACTGTCGCCCAGACATCGATCTGCACGGTAATTCTGGATTCAGCCTGCCCATCAAGCACATCAGATGCCGTGTCAGACACCACAGAAAACACCAGCCACGGCGGAGATACCGCAGGCTTTCCCTCCGTCAGCGGGACCACATAAGGATAAACCTGTCCTCCGGCCAGCTGAGACAACAGGGAATACAGTGTGCCCCCCCTCATTTACTTAAGACCTCATCAATAGCCTGATTCATTCGCTGTATGGCAACCTGCGCCGCCAGCTCCTCTGTCGTATCGAAAGCCGGGCGAATGAATGGATGCGCGGGCATGTTTATCGTTCCCAGCTCCACAAAGCGCCAGTAAAATGCATTTCGGGGATCGCTGGCTTTCATGCTGTTATCACTGTTTCCGGTTCGCAGGTTCCGTCCGCGAATGTGGACACCCGAGATAATTTCCCCCCGACGCTTTGAACGCTGAGTGAGAACAACCACATTTTTCTTCAGTTTCCCGGTTCGCTCCGGCGCACGTTCAACAACTGCATCCCGCATAACTTCAGCACCGGCACGGGTGGCATCGCGCAGAACCTTATTGTTTTCTGCCCTGCTGAGCGTCTCCAAATCCCGTGCAATATCCGCCAGGCCGGAAAAATCAAGACTGAAATCCATCACACATTCCCCTTCAGGCTGCAGAGTATTTCAAGCCGGGTAGCGCGTGCATCCGGTATTGGTGGACCTTCTATACCCAGAATGGCCCCTTTAAATGCACCGGTCAGCACTTTCAGACGTGAAGTCGCTGTCACATCGCGCCGGAATCTCATCCAGACTCTGACCGTAGCCTGAGCGGTTTCTGCTCCGCCTGAGATTATCTCCCTCCCGCTGATACCCTTAACTTCTGCCCATACGGTAGCTCCCTCCGTCACCGTCTCCACCGGATGCCCTGACGGAGAGCGGGCGGTGGTGACATTCAGAATAATTACGCGATCACGTAATCTGCCCGCCTGCATGTCTCCTCCTACAAAGGAATAAAACGATAAGGCTCCAGCAGAGAAGAAAAACCAAACGGGACTGGTGCCTTGCTGACATCTGAGGAATTTTCCCGGTTTTCGTACCAGTGCCCGACCAGCAACATGAGCGCCAGCAAAACATCATCAGCTATAAGCACCCCTTCAGGATCACCTTCCGGCACCGTCTCCTCATAAAGCTTACGGTTGATAAAATTTTCTGCCTTGCGGCAGGCAGCCCGGAAATACAGCATCAGTAACTCATCATCAGTTGCATCATCTGTATCAATACGGCACTGCGCCCTGAGTTTTTCCACTATTGCTGCCATCAGAAACTCCTGCCCGCAACACTGTGCGGGCATAAAAAAACCGCGTCGGCGCGGTCTGTAACTGAACAACGAGTGGTTATTTGCCAGTGAGCGCCTTGATGGCTGCCACATCTTCCAGCACACAGTCAAAACGATGGAAAGCCAGAAATGCCACCTGATCAAACTCAGCATAACGCTCAACCAGACGTTTCAGTTCCATATAAGTAACGCGGCGAATGATAAAGCGGTTGAAATCCCCCAGGAAAATGAATTTTTTTCCGGTACCAATCCCGTCAATAGCCTGATCAATAACATAAGGGATCCCCAGCACAGTAGCCGGCGTACCGCCTGCAATATCCGGCAGCCATAACGGGCGTTTCTGCCCATCCTCCATCTCTTCAATAGTCTGCAATGTGGCATCATTGAATGCCCAGCGGTATTTCGGCCCACCACGATATGCCGGATCAATGGCATGTTTCAGGGCATTCATTTCTTTCCAGGTGAAAGCGGCAGAGGCTGCAGTCTGGATGGTTCCCGTCACCGACGCTGCCAGCCCTTTTGGCTGTAACGGTGATCCCGTTCCGGTCCCCTGAACCAGATATTTTGCCTCTCCACGACCAATACGCTGGGCAATACGGTTTGCCAGATAAGATTCAATATCCACCCCACTGTCCTGGAGCAGCTCATTGGACACACGAATTATTTTTGATGACAGCTTTTTAGCCCCCAGAATAGCGGTCCCGAACGTCACATCCTGTTCCGTTGCGGCTGTATTTTCCGCCAGCAGTTCGCCCTCTTCAGTCGTGCCATCAGACGTTGACCAGGTGATATCCTGCCCGGTTGATGTGGTCAGAAGTTGCGCCACACTGGCAATCCCGCCATAAGCCTTCATGGTGTCAATGATTTTGTTACGCATCTGCGTGGGCACCGTATATCCGCCCTGAGAATCCGTTGTTACACTCTGAGCCCGCAGTTCACGCATCAGATTACGCTCTTCAGCATTCAGTTCTGCAAATCCGGCACGCAGAAAACGGTTAAATGCCGCAGCGCGCTTCTCTTCCACCGCCTTTTTCCCGTTCTCCGCCTCATTATTCTGGCGCTCTTCCGGCCCGGACTCATCCACATATGCCTGATCCTGACGGCGCAACTCTTCTTCACGGGCGATTTGCTCATCCAGCGCATCCAGCTCAGCTTTCGCCCTGTTCCACTCTGCCCGTTGCTCATCAGTCCATGCGTTATCACCAATTTTTTCATGCAGTGCACGCATATCCTTTGCAATGGTGTTTCGTTTTTGCTTCATCTCATGAAGTTTCATCGTCAGTAGTATCCTTATGCATTAAGAAGGGTCAAAAGACGCTCACGCGCCATTCGTTCGTTAACAGCTTTCTTCAGCGCACCACTCGCCCGCGCTTCCTGCCAGGCTTTCATTGAGCGGACACCAGAGTCTGCGTCCTGATAGGCCGGATATGTCACCGGGCTGACGTCATACAGACGAGAAATGCGCGTGATTTCCCGGATAACAATCCCCTCGTCGTCTTCATACCAGCTCTCTCCGTCACGGGCGACACGAAACGCGAACGAGGACTGATTAATGTCACCACGCAACATTGGAGACAGCACCAGGTCACAAATAGTCGGAGTATCCGGTGCAACAATGTCATAACGTAAACCGCGTTCATCCACCGACAATGACAACGTGCCGGCAGAACTTCGTCCGAGAATGAAATTAGGATCATGATTAAACAAGCCACGTACATCATCATTCAGTACATCATCAAAAGCCCCCGGCTTGATGATTTCACGAAATCCCCACAGAGGTTCTGAACGACTGTTAAATACCGAGCCATACCCCAGAATGTGGGTCGGGGCATTATCATATTGTTCCGCCCGCACCTCCCCGCTGTAACAGCGCGTTTCACGGTCATTCATCGTTCTTTTCCTCTTTGCCTTTCGTATCTTTAAAGTTATTCAACGGATTTGCTGCATTTACGCTGACCAGCATTTCATCCAGACCGTCAACCGGATTCATATCCTCAAATGCCCTGGCTTCATTCCGACTCATCCAGCCATCTGTAATGGCAAAGTGATAGAACTGCGCACGCTCCTGTGGGGTCCCACGGAGCAACCCCGTGAGGTTGAAACGAACGTAATACCCGGCAGCCCGTTCTGTACGGGTAAACAGGCGACGGTTAAGCTCCTGCTCCCAGTTCGCAACCCAGGGCATCATCGTGTAGCGAACAAACTGAATCGCCTGCTGCGTAATATTCGAAAATGTGGCTTTTTCCAGGTCATTAATCATGTGCGCCGGGACATTAAAAATCCCGGCAATCATCGACCGGTTCAGCTTGGTCATATCAATGATCTGAGCATCCACCGGAGAAACTGTCAGAGCGCGGTAATCCAGTTGCGCAGGCAGCAACATGGTTTTATTTTCCTGGCTGCGAAGCGCTGTCACCGCCCGCTGCCACATATTTTTAAGCCTGCCCCAGCTTTGTTCGTTCAGTTCATTTTTCACAGAAATAATACCGGCAGGACGGGCATTACCGTTAAAAAAGGCGCTGGTATACTGCTGGCCACTCATTCCCATACCAATGGTTTCAGCATGCTGCATGATCGGGCTCAGTCCCATTTTCTGATTGTTTCCCAGCGCCCTGATATGGATCATGTCGTCCGGACTTACCGCAAATGCACCCTCTTCGTTATACACCCCGTAAGTATGACGCCCACCGGTGTTAAGTAACGTGGTTTCCCATGGCATACAGCATTCAAGGCTGGTAACCTCTCCACGACGATTACGTTTTACCCACGTATAACCATTGCCCCACCCCAGCACATGACGCTGCTTCAGTTCCCGCCACTTATAGCTGGTCTGCCAGGCATTAGGTTCATCATGAACGAGCCAGAACAACGGATGATCGCGTGCCGGCTGAACATGCTCATTCGTTTTTCGCATCACATGCAGGGGCATCTGAGCCACACTGGATGAAATAACATAAATACAGGCATAGACAGCAGCCAGCTTCATGGATGTTTCCGGACTGACATACACATCCCGGGCAAAAATATTATCCGTCTCAGCGGCCTCTCCGGTTACCGGAACCGAGGGATTTTCCAGAGGCTCACTGCGAAACAGAGCATCAAGAAGCATGTTTTCTCCTCATGGACACCACCAGTGCATAAAGCAGCAACAAACAGCCCGACAGCATCAGAGACGCTGGCAGACCTGCATACAGATAAACGCCAGCAGTGAGCAAACCGAAACCGATCAGCCCGGTCATATCAGTAATAAGCTGTTTCACAGAATTAACAGGTCCTCATCAGGATCAAGCGTGGACAGAAAGTCATTCACGCCCCCTCCATTTACCAGAAAGCGGCTCATGGCTGTAAAAAGCGCAACAGGGCCGTCGATTTTGGCTTCCGGCGTGGATTTATTCGGGAAGATGTTGTCGTTTTTGTCCGGTTTTACAGTAACGTTAGACATCATCCAGTTCATGACCGGATGATTGCTGTGATGGAAACGCCCGGCATAAACCAGTGATTCCGTTTCCTTCATGGCCTCTGACAGATTGCGGACCGTCTGCGGAACCTCCACCAGCGGTATCCCTTCTTCAGCCAGTGCCAGGCTGAACTGCATTGCGCTCCACGGGTCAAATCCCAGTTCCCTGAGGTTTTCACCGCCAATCCATTCCAGTAAGTCACTTTTTATCTGAGCATGATCGATAACATCGCCATCCGTCAGGATGAGCTTATCCATCTCCGCCCACTTCCGGTAAAGTTCTGCCTGCTGCCGCGAGCATCGTTCCAGCCGTCCTTCCGGAAGCCAGAATTTAAAATCAGCATGAACATGTCCGTTATCGGTTCGCCAGAGTTTTGCCGCCGCACAGATATCAATCTTATGAGCAAGGTCGACGCCGACCCACATGGGATATGTTTTCAGCTCATGTTGTGGAGCAATGTATTCGCACTTCTCCCACTTAATCATATCCATCCAGGCAGATTCGGCAGTGACCCACACATTCATGTGTTTGGTAAAAAAATTCACCCGCGCAGAGACCTGCTCCTTCGCTTTTTTCGCCAGACGACGCAGATCATCCCAGCGTTTACAGATGCCCAGGCCAGGATTCGCTTTCTGCCAGACCGTTTCATCAAACGGATCATCTCCCTCATCAAGCGTGTAAATGATCGCAAAGTAAGAGTCGTCTTTTACAGCGCCCTCCACGTCGCTGTTAAAGCCTCGCAATACCTTGATGGCGTAATCACGCTGCTCGTAACAAATCCCTTCCTTGTTAAAGCCAGCCGTGGTGATACCAAATAACAGGGACTGCAGACGGGCACCGGTTGCCGTTTCCAGAACGTCCCACACGTCGCGGGTTTTATGTGCATGCAGCTCATCAATAATGGCGCAGTGGATGTTCAGACCGTCCAGGTTGTTTGCATCCGAGGAAAGCGGTTCAAATTTTGATGCGCTCTGCTCCTGGTAAATCGCCAGCTTGTTGAAATCAAACAACCGCCCGAGTGTCGACCGGGCTTTTCTGACCATATTTTTGGCGTCTTCAAACACGATTCTGGCCTGGTCACGCGTGGTTGCGGCTGAATACACCTCAGCTCCGCCTTCACTATCTGCCCCCGTCATATACAGGCCGATACCCGATGACAGTGTTGATTTTGCGTTTTTACGGGCGACTTCGTTGTACGCCGTCCGGAACCGGCGCACCATCACCGGACGTCCGCTGCCATCGCTGCGCATGACAACTTCCCCGGTTTCTTCATTGACCAGCGGAATGACAAAACCAAAAATATTAATGAGGATAAATACATGCCAGTCCATCAACTCAATGGGCTGGCCTGCCAGTGCCCCTTTTACATGAGGCACAAATTTGTAGAAATTCAGGATGTGCTGCGCACGGGGTTCACTGAAATAAATCCCCCGCTTTTCGCCGTACTTCAGATCATCAAGAAAACGCTGGCAGGCCAGGCGGACAAATTCGCCAGCAACAATTTCTCCTGCAACAACACGTTCGGCGTAGCGGATCCCGTCAGCCACTTTTGCCATCAGTCTCTCGCTTTTAAAAGCTCTGCCAGCGGATCAACATTATCCGGTCCGGCGGTATTTACTTTTGCCCGGCTTGCCGGTGACATACCAAATTCTGCAAGCATCGCCCGGATCCGCTTCCAGGCATCCGCTTTCATCGCAGCAGCCGGGTGTGCCTTAATCAGCACATCACCGTTCTGCGTTTCCGAGCGGTAGGTGTACCCCTCAACATCGAGTGTTTCGCAGTGATGCCGGTATTCGGTATAGGCTTCCACCAGTAGCTCAAGCGCACGCGCATCAAGCTGAGAAATGATCCCTTCCGCATTCAGCTCTTCCGCCATTCGCCTGAACCAGTACTTCCCCTGCGCCCCTAAATGTTGCGGAATTTTAGGGAGACCTTTTTCATCCTTTTTAGCGGTTTTTTTGAGGTCTTTAACTGGCCGCTTTGAGGGGTTGCCTCGTATCAAATGCAGGCGTGGCGGGATTTTCGGGGGTCCAGACATAATCGGTTTTACCTATCAATCATTTAATCACATTCCAAAAAAAAGTTTTCGAACCTGCGGCGATGCGAGGAAAGGTCAGGCGGCGGTACTGAGCAGCCTGGGTTGCAGAGATTTGATCCCCCCCCTCCCCCTTGAAGATGGCGGCAAAAAGCAGATACTGGCCACCCATCAGGATGCTCAGCATGGTGTATTCAGTTAATCTCAATAAATAAAAGATGGAGTCTAAGAAATGGATAAAACCAGAAAATATGACAGAGCCTTACAACTTGAAATCCTCAATGCCCTTATAGATTGCGCGCCTAACTCTTTAAACAAGGCACAGGAGCGAGACCTCATTGAGAAGTTTGACAGTTACGATCACTTTGTGGCGTGCATGTTATACCTTGAAATGCATGGTCTCGTTTCCACCCCCTTCATACGCAGTGACACCATGGCTGGCGTTGAGTTTATCTTCTGTGCCCCTAACTGCTACATTACAGAAAAAGGAATTGATTTTCTTCTCGATGATGGCGGCTTAAGTGCGATCCTTAAAGTTCAGACCTTTCGGTTACACAGTGACACGATTGTTGCCCTTGAGGATATAATCCGTGTCGCAAATATATCTGAAGATCAGAAGAAGGGATTGATTTCAAAACTCCGAGAGCTTCCGGGAGACGCCATAAAACATTTGACCCTACAGTTACTGACTCAGGGGGTTCTGAATCTGCCGAACGCACTTCGACTAATTCAAACAACCCTCCAGTAGGGCTAAACTCATCTGAGGGGCGAATTAACTCAAATTTGCCCCATCCCAGTTTTTCACTTAAAACAACCCAAAATCCCTCCCGGGTATCTGCATGAATATAGAAACTATTTTTATGCATTACAGCAGTGAATATTATCATCGAATACGTTCCCTTGCTGTCTTCTCTCTGTGGCATTCCCTGCATAACGACTCAAGATTGGAGTCATCATCGGTGCCGCCATGAGCTTTTGGAATCATGTGGTCTACAGTCCTGGCCTCAACGGCTCGTCCATTGCGCAGACAGTTCTTACACAGATGGTTATCACGCTTCAGTATACGCGCACGTATAACATCCCATTTCGAGCCATAGCCACGCTGGTGGCGACTCAGTCCGCGTTGATGCTGTACCCATCCTTCACCACGATGTTTATCGCAGTAACCAGAACTGTCTGTGGTTGTACCTGCGCATCCACGCTTACGGCAGGCACGTGGGATTCGTGATGGCATAAATACCTCATACCCTGCGAAATGTTTACCACGATAAAAAGGCTACTTAATGCACTGAGTGCGGATATACTCCTGTGCCCCTTCCAGTTGCATCTGCATCGTCATCAGCCGCTCTCTGAGGGTGAAATAATCCCGTTCAGCGGTGTCTGCCTGTCGGGGGCTGGTTGCATTATCCACGCCGGAGGCGGTGGTGGCTTCACGCACTGACTGACAGACTGCTTTGATGTGCAACCGACGACGACCAGCGGCAACATCATCACGCAAAGCATCATTTTCAGCCTTCGCATCAGCTAACTCCTTCAGGTATTTTGCATCGAGTGCAGCAACATCACGCTGGCGTATCTGCATGTCAGTAATGATTGCGGTCGCCTGGTTGAGTTTTTCCATCACATTATCGCGTTGCGCTTTGTAGGTAATGGCATTATCACGGTAATGATTAACAGCCCATGACAGGCAGACGATGATGCAGATAACCAGAGCATAAATAATCGCGGCAACTCTGCTCACTGCTCTATCCCCCAACAGGCTAATGCGCTCTCCTGATCACGACGAATAACCTGACCGTAACAGTTATTTGAACGAAGGCGGCAATCGCGCCCCCTGTCCTTAATCCACCAGCGAATCGCCTCGCAGGCACCTTTACGATCACCTGCATTCAGCCGCTTATAAAATGTCGACGGAAAACACTTACCGGGGCCAATGTTATAGGGACAAAATGACGCGATACCCGCTTTTTGTGGTTCGGTCAGTGTTACTTTAATATTGCGATCCACCCATGCCAGCGCCTTATCACGTTCAATAGCGTTAACCTGGTCGCATTTTTCCTTCGACAGTTTCATACCGGGAAAAACGGGTTTTCCATCCACCATCGTGGCACCCCGACAGATGGTCCAGATGCCGGACCCATCGCGGTATGCCGTTGTGTGGTTACCTTCTTTTTCATCCAGAAACTGGTCGAGAATATCAGGCGCGGGCGCACCGACGGCAATCAGTGCCAGAACGGCAGCCGACAGGCCGTATCTGATTTTTGCGTTCATGGATATTTATCAGGATTTATCGGTTTCTGCCCACGGACAGGTTTATCTGTTCCGGTCAGTGAATTAAGGTTGTGATTCCGGTGGAGTCTTCAGAGAACCAGTAATTCTTCCCGGTAGCTTTCCTTTGTAGGTTATCAACACATCCTGCGCCTCTAAAATTACGGGGCGCTTTTCCGGCAACGGACCATCCCCTTCACATAACCCGGCAGCAACATCCAGGAAGACCTGTCTGATGCTCATTCTGGCTGCTGCCTCATAAAACTCCAGCGCGGCACCTTCAACACGGTCCAGCGAGATGTCCAGGTCAAAAATTTCACCGTCAAAGCGTTTTTTGTCCCGTAACGCTAAAGTTACCGTAACTTTATTCTCAAAATTGCGGATCCCTTTCACAATCAGTTCATAGTTTTGAGTCATTGAATTACTCTCCCCGTGCCGCCTTACGACGGTCCTCTCTGATTTTGAAATACAGGTTAGTCAGATATGTCAGCAGCCCAAACAGCAGACTCCCCAGCACGCCTATTGCCGCCCACTGAGACGGGGAAACCCTGTCCAGCAACTGCAGGAACCAGTAGCCCGTTCCCACCGCTGACGTGGTGTATGACACACCTGTTGTGATTTTTTCCATCTGGTCCATACCCCGTCTCCCGTTATCCGGAAGCTGACAACAATAAAAAAGCCACCAGTTAACTACTGATGGCTCTGATAACTCATGCAAGCGTCTCAGACGATCCACTGACACTACCGGTGAGTTTAACGATACCTTCCATTTGACTGGCTCACTTTTTATGATGATGCCGGTGTATTTATCTCCAGCACCAGACTTTCTATCTCAACGCCATACGTTGCATTTTTGGTAATATCCGTCAGCGTCAGTGCATTTAGTCCCACTGCCAGACCGTCTTTTATGGCCTGGAATGCCGGGCCAGTACGATGACGTAGTATCACTCCGGCTCAGTTGCACCACTGACCACCACATCACCTTCTGCTGCAATCGCCTGCATCAGGGTATAAGGGGTTATGGCCACCGGACTACCAAACGGCTGCCAGCCCTCTTTCAGTTTATGTGTCAGCTTTTCCGCAAGATCTGACGGCGCCGCCGCCCTGACAACATCATAGTGTTTAAATGCCATGGTTCTTTCCACCATCTGAAAAATAATTCTTTAAAATACCTGACATGTAATACAGAAAAAACACAAAACCATACCTTAAATAAAAACTTGATTATCAAGCAGATATGCATGGATAAACTACAAGACGAGATATAAACCACCCTGCATTTAAATAAACAATAAACAACATCAGAAAAATAATTCTGCTCTATGGTTTACATTCAAAAATATCATTTATACTTTTCAGAACATCACCAGCAAGGCATAAACAAGGAAACTAAATGAAGTGGATTGTGATTGATACAGTTATCCAGCCATCATGCGGAATATCTTTTTCAGTCATATGGAGTAAAGTAAAATTAATAATCTGGTATCAATCGGATGCTTTCTTACCTCCTGAAAGTATATTTACACTGACTCACACAGGTATCATGCTCAATAACAAAGTGCTACCTGTAACCATTTACAACGTAGTACCATTCAATAAACCATTCTGGAATTTAATCAAAAACAGCCAGGAATGCCCTACAAATACAGATAACGTATTGAATGAATGCTTTAATAACCGTTGCATTCTGCAAATATGTCCTTATGGATTAAAACAACAAAGTCCATAAGGAGTTTACTCACATCTGACAAAATCAATATAAACAGCCCCTCCGGAGAGGGGCTGGAGAGTGGCGCTATGTGCCATTGCATGGTGCCGGGTGCCTCCCGGTGAATTCAGTACCAGCACCTGAATCCGCGATTATCCCATATACCTACTCGCTGATTGCCCCTCCGCACAGGGGGATTCACCATGCCAGTTTCTTTTAACAAACTCCCCGCAAACCAGACAACAGTCAACCGCCTGAATTGTGAAGTATTTAAAAATTTCTCCCGCTAACTGATACCCGGCTAACAGTCTGGCGTTTTCTTTTTCAGCAACGGGAAAGCAACAACCACCACACCCGCCACCAGCACACCGTCAGCCAGCACTGACATTATCCGGCTGCTGCAATGCCACTCACAAAAACAGTAAGCAATCACTTTTTACCGTAACAAGTGATAATCCAGATATGTATCTACCCCAGATGAGTAATCCGAAGTTCATCCATACCACAGGTACTGGCTATTCTGTTGTACTCCTGAACAAGAGCAAATAATTCTGAATTAGCAACCATGAACTCATCGCAAACCCTCTGTATAGCATCACTATTCAGAATAATAACGTCTCTTCCCGAAAGACGATCAGGAGTACAGAACAAAACTGTCAAACGGCTGAAGGCCTTTGCTCGTCCTGCATTGACTATATCAATACGCTGCCTAAGGATGAAACACCCCGACGCCTCATCAATATTCACTCTACCCACACCATATGAATGATAAATATTTAATGCTGAAAAAACCATTAGACCGTATAACAAACACTCAATCAATACTTAACAGAACTTTTATTTTTGACAAACATAAAATATTTTCAACAATATCCTGAGCCAGGTATATTTCAGTATAAGGCTCTGCCGGAAGGAATCTGGAAGAATGAATATAGCGCGCTGTACTGGATTCGAACCAGTGACCGATTGCTTAGAAGGCAATTGCTCTGTCCGGCTGAGCTAACAACGCTGAATACCGATAATGGACCGCCATCGGGGACCCGCCCCCGCACCAACAACCCTGTTATCGTGTCGTCTGCTCTTCCTGATAAGCTAATGGCGGTTTGTGATGGTGGCCCTTGCTGGATTTGAACCAGCGACCTGGCGATTATGAGTCGCTCGCTCTCACCACTGAGCTAAAGGGCCGGGAGCAGAATAATAACGGTCCGTAATTAATTCCGCAATAAAAAACCCGCTCGGCGGCGGGTTGTAGAAACTCTTCTAACGTCAGGCATAAAAAGCCCATCGTTATGACGAATTTACCACAGATTCCGGAAAAATCAACCTTGTTACCTAGTTACCTTTTTTAACTGCCGCTCAGCCCATGCTTCTTCAATATCAAACCGGGTCACCAGCGCATCATAGAATTTCTTAACTGTTTTTTCCCATGACGCGCGTGTTATCTGGTTTGTCACCTCGCATATAGCATTAAATGCCTCCGTTGATGGTAGTCTTTCATAGCCACGACCACCACAACGCTGGCAGTCTCTGATAACAGGCATACCACGTTTTACCGACTCTTCACGATGAATGGCGACACCACGCCCACGGCAATCCTTACAGGCGGTGGAAACCTCACCCTTTCCGCCACACTCCGGACAGGCAACTTTTACCACCTCCCTGACTTTTTTCCATTCTTCCCAGTAAGACGGATACACACCTTTCGTACACTTTGCCCATACCGGCGGCTTACCATCCGGATACTGGACCTTGTTTGTAAAAACTACGCTTTCAATAAATTTTTCCCCATAGCAACAAGGGCACTGCTTTTTACTCGCTGCGCTGCGGGCATAATCCTCAAAAGCGTACGAAGCCATAATGCGCATCACTACCGGTTTTATTTCTGCCGGAAGTTTTCTCAACGCCGCCACACGATCGCACCGACTGAGTGCATAATCTGCCAGTAATTCTGTTGCCCGCGCCCTGTCATTCATACTGATGCCCATTTTCCCCAGGAACGCAGAAAAACCCATCTCAGCCCGATTCTGTGTCATGCCCTGCGCGGCCATCACATCAGTGATACTCAGCGCATCTTTTGACGTTGAGGCCGATGCATCGGTCAGGCCAGGGGATTTTGGGGAGTAGTATTTCGGTAAATCTTCCAGTTTCATTTTTTGACCTGCTCTTAATGCATTATGGGGTAAATCTTCACCCCCAGACGTCCACCAGATACTGGCTGACCACGAACGATATTGATTTCATCAAACTGCTCATCGTCCATTAACACTCCCGCATGCGTCAGCGCATCCAGCGGTGCTTTCAGGATATTGTCCAGGTCGCGACGACGCTTATCCGGTGGCTCTGCAATCACCTTTATCGCCAGCCTTCCGGACAGGCTTAATTTCAGCCGCTGCTGGCGAACAATAAGCGCCACAGCCCGGCGATAACGCTTTCCCTCCTCCGAGATAAAATATGTGCTGCCACGGCGTCGCCAGTAAGTGTTCACCGTCGGCGGGTAAGGTAAAACCAAATCTATGAGCATCAGTCACCTCTTTTACCCAAGCACGCCAGTTGCAAAGGCGTGATCAAGAAAACGAAAAATTAAATCAACCTGAGAACCATGCTTTTCTTCGAACGCCAGCGGATCCGCATGAAGCTCGTTGTGATGCTCCCGACACAGCGGTAGCATGAAAATATCGTGAGATTTTGTCCCCATTCCGCCCTGACCATGACCAATCAGGTGATGGGGATCGTCGGCTGGCTTACCACAACACGCACACGGCTGTGTCTTCACCCAGCGTGTGTATTTCTCGTTAACCCAGCGGCGACGTTTAGGTCGTTTCATGAAAGATTCCGGAGACTCAGGATCAACGGCAATGCTGACCACCGTCTTTTCCTGTGGTGGGTTCTGTTGCTGGTGGGCGTGAGGCAGCGGCGCAAGATTTTTTGTGCGCTGTTTCAGTATGCTGGTGGCGGTCTGCTCTCCCGGTACGATGTCGCTTTCACGGTACATTGAGCGGATTTTTTCCGCACGCAACCCCAGCGAACGACGTAATACCGCTTCCGGTAGCGCGTCCGCCACCTGATTGCGGACCGCCCACCAGGATAATTCAGCCAAAGATAATTCACGCTCCTGCGTACCGCTTATTGCGTGACCGATGACGTCAATCATCCATGCTGACAGGTTTTGATGAGCAAGTTGCTCGAGTGATTCGGATGTCTGGTCACGCAGCTGGTTGTCGCAGTGCCAGCACAACACCATTGCGCCGGTACCATAACGGTGAATGACGGTTTCGCTGTGATGATAATCGCCGTGTGGCCACTGGCAGGATTTAATATGGCGCAACAGCCAGTCAGACAATGCACCAGCACCACCAGCAGCACGAATTACCCGTGCGTTACTGAAAAACGGCAGCAATGTTTTGTCTTCCACCAGCGGCTGGCGAACGGCAGTAACGACCCCGGACGGCAGATTACGCATGCTTTTCGGTTCCGGCTCCACCAGTACCCGGGTATTGTGGAATACCGGCATGGATTCACGGCCCGGCTTAACGACCACCAGCCCGAGTTCCGGTACCAGAACAGGTCGAAGTAATACCCGCACGTTACCTCCAGATGCGTTGCTGGAATGTGCGGGACGGACGCGGTGGGCGTTCGGAGTAAGGAAGCCTGACGGAGATTATCCAGTGACGATAATCGAGGCTGAGGGCTTTCTTAATCTCGTATCCGTGTCTGCGGTAGCACTGAATTAGCCACTCGTCCTGTTCTTCAGTGCATGGGGGATGCTGGAACCAGTCAGATTTGAAAGTGCGGGAACGCCGCCCGTGCCTGCTGGCAAAGACGGCAGAATCATCAGAATTGTGTAATTTGGTATCGTGCGCCATCGGTTGTCTCTGCTGGCGCAGCAGGTGCCAGTTGTTCAGGCTGGCGTGCGAATTGTAAACCAGAATGCTAGGAAAAAACAAAACCCGCCGAAGCGGGTTAAGTGCGGGTGCGTTGAGGATGCCTGCCACATCAGAGGTGGCGAGGGATTTCTCCCTCGCCGGGTCTCTTACTCCTCAGGTTCGTAAGCTGTGAAGACAGCGACCTCCGTCTGGCCGGTTCGGATTCGTACCTCGCAGAGGTCTTTCCTCGTTACCAGTGCCGTCACTATGACGGTTAAACAGATGACGATCAGGGCGATTAACATCGCCTTTTGCTGCTTCATAGCCTGCTTCTCCTTGCCTTTCGGCACGTAAGAGGCTAACCTAGATTTGCCGTTCATAGATTGAGCCTCAGATTAATGTTAAGCGTCTTGCAGGACGCGTAATGTTAACTGGGGCTTTTCTCTATCTGCCTTTGGTGTTCATGCCTGAGACAGATAGCCTCAAGCACCCGCAGTCATTCTACTTAACTAAGATTTCCCCGCAAACCGTTTTTGTCCGGCACAGTAAATATCCAACTAAACCAATGGCGTTCGCTGTATTTACCGCCAGTATTCAATGCACATGACCGCCATGAACACCCCTAAAAAAAGGGCATTTATATATCCAAATATTAATATCAAAACATCAACTTTTTCCATATACCTTGCTGTGAAGATGATGGGCATACATGATACGAACAACCAGAACGCAACAAACAAAAACTGCAATGCGTTTTTCATTATTCCTCCTACAATCAATGTGCAATTACATTTAAACACACCTCAATTTGGCCGGACATATAAATATCTAAACCAGAAAAAATCACTTACATAGCGTTACAAACTCTTTAGTCTAAATATTCATCGTAAAACATTCCCCATACTTATCAGCCCGTTCTGCGCCAGGTAGCTCATTGCCTTATCTGGGAATCTGTAATCAGGTTTCCGGATGCTGGTGGATTTTCGCGTTTTAGTTGTTCATAAAAGTGCACAGCTTTAACCAGTTCTTCTGATGTAACCGGGACTGGCGGGGCAGTGAATAAGGCCTGAATTTCATAGTTCGGCCTATCGTTACAATCCTCTTTTTTCGGTACATATTTCCAGTCACCAGACCACTACTTCCCCTGAAAGTCCGTAACGCCTTTTTTCACGTAGCGATATCGCCATGCCACTGGTTTTGCTTGCCCCGCCGTTTCATACCCTTCCTGATAATTAATCTCGCTCATCAGATATCTTGTTGCCCCAGTTTTAGTTTCCAGTTGTCGTAACGTCTCGCGCCCACTCTGGCGTACGAGTTCAACAACCTGTCCTTTAATTTTTTCCCGCTCTTCTTGTGTAAAAACTTTTGCCACAAGCCCTCCTGAAAATTACCTCATGACCAGAAATTAACACTTACCCCCTGAAGCCCGGCGGAATTTCGTTATCCGGTTCAGAAATATGATTCACACAACGCTGGTTGTTCGTGCCGCTTACCGGGAGCAACCAGGGGTTCTCAAAATTCCGGTCCGGTCCAAAAAACGTCGTCGCTCGCTGAACAAATTCCGTTCCCGTTTTCCCGGTAGCCGCCAAGTATCTTGCGTAACGCCTCACGCCATCCAGCATGGCCTCTGGTGGCACCCCCTCGCGTAATCTGGCCTTCCATGCACTGAAAGCGGATTTCTTCGGGTTTGCTCCGGCACGCAACGGGTACTCCCGCCAGACCTGTTCGAACACATCCGGATAATCCACTCGTCCCACAGACAGCCCGGTGTTTTCCGGGACTACCCGATCGGCTTCCCGCTGAATGGCGAAATCGGCTTCAGGCTGCTGCAGTTGGTGTGATTGTTCCGGCCTTGGGGTCATCACCTGCTGCACAGCGCCCGAATCGGCTTTCAGCGCATACGCTGAATCGGCTTCCGGTGTCGTGCCTGCTGGCTGACCAGGATTGACGGTCTGAACATCCCCTGCCTGGTTCGTGGCGTTTTTTACGCCATGGACCATAGTGTTTTGATCTTCTTGATCTGTATCTTTATCTGTATCTTTATCTGTCGTGACTCGTCGTGACATGTGCGTGACATTTCGTGACGCGCCGTGACAATCGCCATTTTGTTCCCGCTTTCTTTCCCTCTCTCGCTGCGCCCTCTTGCGCTCTGCCGGAGATTTTGCGGTTTGCGAAATATTGCCGTTGTCCTCTTTAAGCACCTGGCGTTTTTCCCATCCAGTGATTAAATCACCATCAAGTACCCGCCCCTGCATCGTCTGCAAAATTGAATCAATTACCTCTTCTGTCACGTCGAGCGCACTTGCTAAATCTTCTGTCGTGACATCAATGTGACCTCGCGTGACATTTCGTGACGCGCTCACCAGGAGGTGGATATACACTGCCATCACTGTTGCAATTGGCTGCCCTGACACCCTGGCAATTGTTCGCCACTTAGGGTCATTTGGCATGTCATGCCATAATCTGAGCCAAGCGTTAGCCATACTCACCTCTTCTGATACCGAATCTTTTTACTCACGAGTTGCCGGAAGCGATTCGATATGGCTATTGTCAGTCAATGTACTGCCACAGCATTTCCTGCCGGGCCACCACGGTTCATCTGATTGAAACCGGCGATTGCCACTGCGACAAAATCATCAGCGTCTCTCACCAGTCGCTCCCGCGTCTCCACCAGCTCCCGAAAATAAGCTGAACTGTGGCTGCGCATTCTGGCCACCAGCAAAGGTGGCATTGCCTTTTCGATCGCTGGTAACAACGCCTGAATTTTTTCAACTGCATCAGGGGTGTCTTTCTCTACCCAGCGGAAAATTTTCTGGGTATTGCGAGCCAGGGCTTCCGGATGGCTGTCGTCATACAGTTCCGGGAACGTCATTCCCAGCTCGAAATACGCTTTGGTAATTTTCGCAGCCGGTACTTTTTCGCCGTCCGGATGCGCCCAGGCATTCATCGCCATGCGGATGTGTTCATGCTTGATTTTCATGAATCATTCTTTCCTTCGTTCGAGGTGCTATCCTGCTTCTTGTAAAGTTCTGGGTTGTATTTCAATTCACCGTTAGTAATTTCATCCAGTTCCATTGCGCGAAGTTTGGGAATAACTGCTTTCCACCGCACAACAGCCACATGTGAAATTCCAAGAGCCTCAGCTACTAGTCGCTTTTTTTTGAAATAGCGCAGAACATCATCTTTGAACATAAAACTCTCCTGTTATTTCGAGCAGGAGGGTAACAATAGTTACATAGCAATGTCAACCATAGCAACATCACTTGGTAGTAACATTGGTTACATGAAAAACACTATCAGCGAACGTATTCGGAATCGTCGAAAAGACGTTGGATTAACCCAACAGCAGGTTGCGAAAGCAATCGGCATATCTCGTGTATCCGTAACAAAATGGGAAAATGGCTCTTCAAAACCTGACGGTGAGAATTTGCATCTACTGTCAAAATTGCTTTCCAAATCTCCTGAATGGATTCTTTATGGAAAGGACGGTCACGATAAAACCGATGATCTGCGTCTGAATCAGTATCTTTACATTAGTGACAACATCGCCCGGTTGCCCGTTTTAACGTGGGAACAGGCTGGTTATTGGGATATGAGTTGTCCAGTAACCGAGATTCCTGGCATTAAGAATTGGGTTGATGTCATGACAAAAACCGCTGAAAACTCTTTTTTATTGCATGTTGAGGGAGATGCGATGACAAACTCTAACGGCCTCCCAACCATCCCCGATGGATCTACCGTGCTGATCACACCATGCTCAAGTAACATTAGAGAACTGGTGGGAAAAATAATCTTAATCCAATTGGAAGGAACGCCAAACGTAACACTAAAAAAAGTTGCGATTGACGGACCAAACATCTATCTGTTGTCACTGAATCCGCTTTACAAACCCATCGAACTGAATGGTGGTTACACCATTAAAGGTAAAGTTTCACAAATACATCAATACTTAGACTGAGTCAGAACCCGCATTCATTGCGGGTTTTTCACGCCCTCAAATGTACCTTTTGCAACATCGTATTGACTCGAAAGGTAACTCTTGTTACCTTAACAGCATACCAACCCACCCCGCCCCACAGAATGCAGGGCAATACTTCGAGTTACCAGGCAGTGGTCAGGGGTTAAGTAGCCAGCCCGAGGCGTAAGAACATGACGGCAGGGTTCAACTTTAATAACTATGCAGCAGGTTTTTGTTCCGCTACCCCGGCGTTAAGGGGAAACAGAGGATTTCTCAGTGGGCGAAGTCAAACATCAGAATGGAAGGCATCCCGGGATCGGCAAAGAAGCAGCAATGGCGCTTTATATTGACATCAGCGCCATTGCCGGACAGGTAAGAATTATCAGAGCGGTAACTAAGCGGTATGCGCCTTTACTTCAGAAAGTCTCTGGTGAGTGCACCGAAGATATTGTCAACGATTTCGTCATCGAACTGCGAGGACTCATCTTCAGTTACAAGGTGACCACAATTTTTGCAGATGGCTCCCGCGAAACTGTCAGAGCCCTGCGGCTTAAAGGATGTGTCAAAGACTTCGCCACCACATTCTGGGCAAGAAAACTTGATTGTACTCATAACCAATTTCCTCTCGAGTAACAGACCCCTCAGAGGATACCACCTCGCCTGACGTGGTTAAAAGCAGGCAACGCTAACCACAAGGAGCCGACATGCAGAAACGAGAACCCGTCATCATCGCGCCAGACTATACCGATGATGAACTTTATGAGTGGATGCGCCAGAAAATTAATGCAGCGCAGGATCTGAAATGGGCCAATGAAGCCAGGGCTAAGCAGGCTGAAAATCTGTCCGCTCTGGAGCAGGATATCACCAGGCTGGAAAAAGCAGCGGCATTAAGCATTGCCAGAATGATTACATACCAGCGTTAATAGCTAACCAACGAAGCTAAGGTTGGTAATTAAGGAGTTCTCCACGGGTGAGGTGGAGTGCGTGCGCCGGACACGGGTGAGCATCCGGCACTGACAGTTTACTGAAAGGATATTTCCATGAAAAGTCAGAGCATAACGCGAAAGCACACGGAGAAGCTCGTCTCTCTGTACTTTGTCGTTAAATTTAATTCGACCGTGCGCTTCCGGTTGTGGCAATCCGCGAAATGGCGCGGCGGTAAGTATGGCGGGGTTATTCCTTCCCCTTGAGGACACCGGGTTGTCAGGCTGACCATACGCTTAAGTGACAGCCCCGCCACAATATCCATGTGTAGTCTTTGGTGGCATCAGTTCTACTCCGTGACTGCTCTGCCACCCTTTTTAAAGTGAATTTTGTGATGCAGTGAATGCGGCTAAGCGCACGCGGAACAGTTAAAACCAAAAACAGTGTTATGGGTGGATTCTCTGTATCCGGCGTTAATTGTTAACTGGTTAACGTCACCTGGAGGCACCAGGCACCGCATCACAAAACTCATTGTTGAGGGCGCGATAATGAAAACGTTATTACCAAACGTTAATACGTCTGAAGGTTGTTTTGAAATTGGTGTCACTATCAGTAATCCTGTATTTACTGAAGATGCCATTAACAAAAGAAAACACGAACGGGAGTTATTAAATAAAGTATGCATTGTTTCAATGCTGGCCCGTTTACGTTTGATGCCAAAAGGATGTGCACAATGAATCCAGTATTTGCACTTATTCTGACAGTTTTTCTTGTTTCCGGAGAGCCAGTTGATATTGCAGTCAGTGTTCACAGAACAATGCAGGAATGTATGGCAGCAGCAACCGAACAGAAAATTCCAGGCAACTGTTATCCGGTCGATAAAGTTATTCACCAGGATAATAACGAAATCCCGGCAGGATTTTAAAACAGCACCGTAATAAATATCCAGTTTCATTCTTATATGTCAGCAATGGCAGAGATTTGTTCACCCTTAAATCTGTGATGAGGTTTACCAATAATGAGCACTGATAAAGAAAAATTTGCACTATATTGCGAAGCAAAAAATGACAAAGTAAGAAAACGCCTGGGAATTAAAGGTGGTTTTTACTGGACTACAGCAAAAAAATTATCTGTTGCAATCTCCCGCTGCATTACCGCAATGGATGACAACGATGGTAATGACTCCAACTTATTGATAGTGTTTTATGTTCAGATAATGCCCGATGACTTTGTCATGCAGCTCCACCGATTTTGAGAACGACAGCGACTTCCGTCCCAGCCGTGCCAGGTGCTGCCTCAGATTCAGGTTATGCCGCTCAATTCGCTGCGTATATCGCTTGCTGATTACGTGCAGCTTTCCCTTCAGGCGGGATTCATACAGC